GATGTAGATATGTCTGAAGGGGATTGGTTGATATTAGCGCAAGCAGGTTACCAACTTCAGCCGATATATGAAGAGTTAAAGTCAGCCGGTTATCTTTTTACTTATAGAGGGCGAAGGTCTATATCTGAGTCGATCAGTGTCGCCGTAAATGGATGGGAACAACTCCGAAAAGGCAAAGAAGTTACCGTCAAAACCGCGCGAGTCATTTATAGTTACATGAGTAGCGGATCGCGAATCAAGAGGGGTCATAAAAAAATACCTAACCTCGAATCTGATAATCTGATATCCTTAGATACATTAATACAAAATCACGGTCTTTTAGCCGATAAATGTATGATATGGAGCGAAGCGATGGATAAAATCCCAACGACAGAAAGGGCGTACATTACGGCACTGCTTCGTAGAGGGGAGAAGTTTAATCGCGCTCCACGAATCACGGCCTCTACTATACACGCTAGTAAAGGCGGTGAAGCGGATAATGTGGTGCTTTTGACAGATTTATCGACAGCAGCAGAGCATTCGATGCAGACTAACCCCGATGACGTACATCGAGTTTTTTATGTTGGAATCACTAGAAGCAGGGAAAACTTGTATCTCGTCGAGCCAGATTTTACGAGCAAGAGTTACTATTTATGAGGTGCTTTTATTGTAAAACTTTTTTAATTTGGCAAGGCGAAGAACCAGTTGAGCTAAAAGAGTACGAGACAGTTACAAAATTTCTATGCCCTGAATGTGGAGCGTGTCACATAATTTACAAAAGAAGAGAGAGTAAAAAGTGAGTTATTCTAACAAGAAAGCAAAGATACTTACAGATTGGATCAAATCACATTCAAATGTGATTGAAAATTACGAAGTTGTGGATACAGAAATCGAAAAAAAATCTGGGAGATTTGAACATAAAATACAACTGACGGAAGACTATCACATCAATGATAGAAAGGTCGTTCAAGACCCATCTGCGGAGGATTTGATTTGGATGCTTTCGAATTTATTGGAAGAAGAATGAACACAAAAATCTGCGAAGGCTGTGGAAAAGAATTTCAGCAGACTAAAGAGAGTAATTGGAAATGGCTGCGGAAAAAATTTTGTGGCAAAGAATGTCGAAACAATTTTAATCGAATTACGATCTATGAAATCGGTCGCTGGAGAAGACAATAATGAATAAGAATTTAACGGATCGATTACAGATGAAGTTGAAAATGCCTGAATCAGAATGGGTTCCACCATTAGAGTTACCAGACATCACTAACTGCGCTAAGATCGCTATCGATGTCGAGACAAAAGACCCAAATATCAAAGCCCACGGGCCCGGGTGGCCTACAGGCGATGGGTACATCGTTGGCTACGCTATCGCGGTGGACGGTTGGAGCTGCTATCTACCTGTTAAGCACCGAGGTGGTGGAAATTTAGACGAAAAAATCGTCAATCGATGGCTGAAAAAAGTGTTTGAAAGTCCAGCGCAAAAGATAATGCATAATAGCCAGTACGATCTTGGATGGATAAAAAAATCTGGGTTTCAAGTTAATGGTCAGATTGTTGATACCATGTTGATCGCTGCACTTCTTGACGAAAACCGTATGAGCTATTCGCTGAATGCACTTAGCTACGATTACCTAAATAAGTTGAAATCTGAAAAGGGCTTAACGCAAGCTGCTCTGGAGTTTGGAATTGACCCTAAAGCGGAGATGTGGAAAATGCCGGCTATGTATGTTGGGCCATATGCAGAAGCTGATGCTGAGTTGACTTTAGAGCTTTGGCAGCATTTTTCTGCGGAGCTAACAAAACAAGGTTTATGGCAGATCGCTGAGTTAGAATTAGACCTGTTACCTTGTTTGGTTGAAATGACCATGAGAGGTGTTCGAGTCGATGTCAATAAAGTTGAACGAACAAAAGACTCTATCCTCAAAAGAGAAAAGCAGGTTCTATCTAAAATAAAGAAGATAGCTGGGTCAGATATAGAAATTTGGGCAGCGCAGTCACTAGCAAAAGCTTTTGATAAACTTTCAATAAGCTATCCTAAGACCGAGAAGGGAGCACCTAGCTTCACTAAACTTTTCTTGCAAGAACATCCACACGAATTAGCTAAGTTGATTCTTGAAGCACGTTCTTTAAATAAAACTTCGGGTACTTTTCTTAACACAATTATGAAACATTGTAGAGCAGATGGACGCATTCACAGTCACATCAACCAGATTAGGTCTGATGACGGTGGAACTGTGTCTGGCAGAATTAGTATGTCCAATCCAAATCTACAGCAAATCCCTGCTCGTGATCCAGAGTTAGGGCCACTGATTCGCTCCTTGTTTCTACCCGAAGAAGGTGAGCAATGGGCAGCTATCGACTTCTCTCAGCAGGAACCACGAATCTTGACACATTATGCAAAAGTTTTTGGCGATGCTAGAGGAATCCAATTAGAGGG